ATGCGCTGCAGTTCCTCGGCGTGATGGAGGATGATCGCGCCCAACTGTTCTTCGTGGTCGGTCTTTGTGCTCATCTTAGTTGGTGCGATTTTTCAACGTCTCAAAAATCTCCGAAACTTTGCGGTAGATTTTGACCACGCGTTGCTGCTTGTCGATTTCTTCGAGCGTCGGCGAAGCGGTCTTGCAGAATGTCTTGAACACCTCGGCGGCGTCCTTGTTTTTAAGCAGAGCCTCACGAATCACGAACGGTTCGGCGTTCAATTCCTTCGGCACTTCTTGCTTGTTCAAACGCTCAACGATGGCCGTCGCCCACGAATAGCCCTCGTCGCCGCCCCATCCGTGCCACGCCTGCCAGCCCTTGCCTTGGTCCTTCCACGTCTCGCCCTGCTTGTCGGCTTGGTGCCGGTCGAAAAATGCTTTCATGCGGCGAACGGTGTCCTCGGACATTGGCCGCTTGTTCATGAGGTCGCGAGCGCGAGCAATGCCGATACTCGTCATGCCGCGCTGCGAGATTGGCTTTTGCTCGCGCACGTCGAGAGCACGGCGAGCGTTTTCCGCCATCGCGTTTGTCGGAATGTAGGAATCGGTCGCGAAGTTGATCGTCACGAGATTCGCGTCGTTCTGCACTTGCTGAACCGGCTCGATTGCAGCGGGTGCTTGCGCGACGCTCGCCGCCTGCGCCTCGGCTGCGCTCGCTCCCACCGCGTCGCCGGCTGCGGCTGCGGCTGCTGGCGTGCTCGGGAGTGAGGTCGTCGTGAGGCGTATCGCCGTCTCCGGCACGCCGTATTTCACCGCAAGTTCCTTCACGAAACCGGCTTCGATTGCGATCTGTTCGAGCCGCGAAAAAGCGTCAGTGCCTTCCTCGGCCGCGATCTCTTGCAGCGATTTTGCGCCTTGCCGATTCTCGTTCATGTTCGCGGCGCTCTCGCGGCCGACATCGATGCTGAGCTTGGCCGGAAAACGCCACTCGCCCTTGGTTGCCCGTCGCAGCGCCTGAACCATTGTCTCGCCCGCGAGAAGCGGAGGCGGCGGAATCTCGCCGCGTGCAATGGCGTCAAGAATCACGGCGTCTTTGATCGGGTCCAAAACCTTGTCGGTCAGCACGCCTTGCTTGTTCGTAAACACTCGGTCGGCTGCGGCGAATTCTGCGCGGACGCTCGGGCCTTTGTATTCCTGCGTGCCGAACAGCACGCCCTCGGGAACGCCTACGCCCAGCGCGATTTCGTGCATAAGGTGCTGCACGAATCCGGTGAACGCCTGCGACGGACGCGACGGCATGACTTCCACGCGGTCGCTGTTCTGGAAATATCGAATCATGCCGACCTCGGTCAGCTCGTTCTTCTGCGTCTGACCGCTCGGCAAGTTCGCCGCAGGGTTTGGCTGGAAAAGATTGCGCGGGTTCGCGACGCCTCGGTCGTTGAAGATCAGCGCCGCCTGCTGCGACGAGAAACGCACGCCGGCCTTCTCCGCTTGCAGGATTTCGTGCAGCATCCGCGCCGTCTGGATTGCGCTGTGCAGATCGGTGACGCCTCGGTATTGATCAACGCGGAACGGGTCAAAGTAGTGGCAGAACTGATTCGCCGGAATGTCCTCGGCTCCGAAGTAAACGCCGTTCCGGTCCACGCGGAAAATCCGGTAAGCCACTGGCTGACCGAAGTCGTTCGTCACGACGCCTTGAAAGTAATTGTTTGATGCGACGGCTGACTCGTTCGGGTTGCCGATGCGCGTTGCCGGCACCAGTTGCAGTTTCAAACCCTCGCCGCTGCGCCGAATCACGAAACCGCAGTCGCCGTCAATCGGTCGTTCCTCGGCCGCGAGCTGCACCAATTTTTTGAACGAGTGCCGGTTCGTCACGTCGCAGTTTTTGCACCACGCGTGGAAATAGTCGTCGATAACGCGGTTGTAATCGCGATCTCCGGTCGTCGGTGAGTATTCGTGCGGCGTCAGGTAGAGTCCGAACTTGCGCGAGATTTCCCGCGCCTCGGGGAAGTTGTCCACCAAGTCCCGCGCCTCATACATCATGACCACGCGGTCCCGCTGATTCTGCGAACTTTCAGCCGGCTGAGTGTATTGCTTCGGCGTGTAAAGTCGATTGGTCCGCGCCGCATTATACTCGAAAAGCGACTTCGCGACGCGTGCCTCCAAACGCTTGAGCGCCCATGTCGGCGCGATGTTCTCAAGCGCCCGGTCGATCCAAGGTTTTTGCGCGATCAATTTTGACGCGTCGAAAAAGTCGGTGCTCATGTCAGTTTCCGTTGAAGCTCACGAAGGTCGTATCGGTTGACGTTCCGGCTGCGTCGGTCAAGGCGTCTTGCAAGTTGCCGAGCATGTTGTTGAGCGCGTTCAGGTCTGCCCGGCTCACGCTCTTGCCGTTGAGCGAGTAACTTTGGTTCAGGAGCACGGCCTGAATGGCGTCAATCGTCTTGGTCTTGAGCGCCGTCAGCGTCGCGGTGTCCAGTCCGAGAAATGGGTTGTCGAGCATACTTGTGCCCGAAACGTCAAACCGGCCCTAGTCTTTTGGCGGCGCGTAGCGAATCACGTTCGCAATGGTAGCCATGCAAAGTAGCATCGCCGAGGTGTCCAGACCGTGATTCGGCGCGTTGCTCTTCACCTCGCGCCACTCCCAGACGCCGGTCCGAATCTCAACCTTGGACTCGCCCTTGAGGTGTTCGAGGTAGAGCGGATTCACGTCCTTCGGCAAAAGCCATTTCAGGTCGCCCTTGGCTTCCAGCGCGTTCGCGAGCAAGTCTTTGAAATAGTCGCCGGACCAATCGTAATAGAACACGTCGCCGCCTCGGTAGTCGCTCACGCGTGGTTCCGAAAACGGGAAGTTGATCAGCTTGTCGGTCGCCTCGTCCCGCATCGTCCAAGTCTTTCGAGCGTGCCCCCGCATCCCTCGCCAGCCGAAGTCCGCGCAATCGCGGTCCACGTCGGCCGGGCGATAGCCGCGATCTTGGGCAACGCATGAATCCTGCACCTTGTAGCGGTGCTGCAATTGGCGCAGTTGGTCCCTCGTCTCGACGCGCCCAAAATAAAGCTGCCGGTAGGTCGGACCGGTCGCCGAGCTGAACGCGCCGATCTCGACCCACCAATGGTCTTGCTGCCGGTCAATTGCCATGAAGCGAATCACCTCGCCGTCGATTGCCTCGCCGTTGCTGAACTGAGCGACGGTGTAGTCGCTGGCCTGCACGAATAGGTTGACGACCTTCTTCTCGACGATCCACGGCCGAGCCTCGCGCTTCGTGCGAAACTCGATCTTCATCTTGTCGTCACCTTGGCGCACGAAATGGTTATCCGCCTCGCAGAATTCTTCGACCAGCAAGCGCATCGGCCGGCTGACAAGCGACTCAACGCGGAAGCTCTGAATCTCAGCCGGCGCTGCCGGGTTCAGCGAAACGAACCGCCCGGCCCGCTTCCAGCCGGTGCGCGTCGTGTCGGTGTCCGGCGACTCGTGGCCGCAATGCGGACAACGGAAGCGACACGACTCGACGGCTCGCGCAACGTCCCACGTCTCGTCATCGCGCCGCGCCGCTGCGTCCCAGACCACGCCGCCTCGCAGCCCGGTCTCCTCGTTCTTGTCCAGCGCGAAGGCAAGCGGGTGCACCTTGTGGCACGCCGGACATTCGGTGCTCCATTCCTGCTGGGTGCCTTGTCGGAACGAGGTGTCCTCGACGTTGCCGGTTTCGAGGTCCGTAATCGGCGCTTGGCTTGTGTTGTAAATCTTCGAGCGCCCTACTTCCTCAAAGCGCGAGACGCGAGCGACGGCGTGACCATACACCTCCTGCCATTTCGGCAACCATATCTCGTCATTTATTTTGTAGCGGATGGACTGCGACTGTTGGCTGGAAAGGTTCGCCGGGTTGAGCAGAAAAAAGAAGCCGCCGAAGTAAATCTCGGTCGTCGTCCGGTGTGGTCCGACTCGCGGAAGCATCGCGGCGACCGGCTTGCACGACTCGAAGATCGGGTTCAGCCGTGACTTCGCGTGCCTATCAATCATCTCGTCGGTCTGCATCGTCCAGCTGATCGGCCCAGCGTCGTTGCAGATCAGCCACGGCACCCAGATGTCCGCGACAAGCGTCCCGCCGATTTGCACGGCCTTGCGGAAGTGAACGCGGCGCACCAGCGGATTTTGGAGCGCGTCGAAGATCGGAATCAGCCACGGCGAAATCTTGACGTTGAACGGTCCCGGCGTCGCGTAGCTTTCGGGCAGAACAATGTGCTTCCGCGCCCACTCGTAAATTGGCGAGCGGTCAGGCTGCGGAAGGCGCAGCTTGGTGAGGAGTGCGTCCGAGGCGGTCATTGATTATTCCCGCGACCGGTCCAGCGCCTCGGCCTCGAACGTCGCAATATTCGCGTTTACGACCTCGCGGATCTCCGACAAGATCGCGGCGCCCTCGACGTTCAGTTCCGCCGCGTTCATCCCGACGCCGCGCGGTCCGAGTTCAATCGTCAGCTTGAGCCGGAGGAGCAGGTCCAGCTTTTGGCCGAGCGTGACCAGCATCGCCTCAACTACCTCGCGGTCGATGACGTCGCCGGCCTCGCGTTCGTTCTTGCTGCGAGCGAGGCGGATCTGCTCGCGCATGAGTTCGGCTTTTAGGTCGGCGAGGTTCTTCGTCGCGTGGTCTTTTCCGATCAGGTGTTCGCCGACGAACGCTTGCCACGCGGTCAGGTTCTCGCGCTTGCCGTCCTCGTGTTTCTTCGGTGCGTCGGGAAATTTTGATCGGACATCGTAGATCGTTTGGCGCGAGAGCCCGAGCTCTTTTGAAAGTGCGCTCAGGTCCTTGACCCATCCGCCCGTCTGCTCGGATTGAAACTCGATGACTGCCTTGCGCTCAGCGGTGGTTAACGTCTTGCCCGCGCTGAGCTTCTTCGCGATGTTGCCGAGATTTGCCCGCGCAAGGCGCTCGCTGTCTGACCTCACGGCAATATTTTCCATTTTTTAATAGCACCAAATGGTGCGACAAGCCGGGAACCAAGAACCTTGCCAATCTTTGAAACCGCTGGCGTAGCCCGCATACACTACGTTGGGATATACGCGTTTCAATCTTCCGATAAGTTTTTCAAATCTCACAATCGAAACGTCGATATCGAAAGACCACTCGAAGACTAATTTTTTAACTCTTTGCTCGGCGTATTTTTCCAAGATAGGCATCTCCACTCCTTCCGCATCCAACTTGATGCAGTGATGCGGAAGCCAATATTTTTCAATAGGTAACAATTTAACTTTGATGCTCTCCCCGCCTCGCCATTTTTTGTAGATAGAATTTCTCCACAAATTGCCGTTGGCCGTGTTCCTGTGCAGTAGAACCTCTGTCTCAGTGTTACCTTCTGTGATTCCCGCGTAAAAAATTTTCGCCTGCTTGGTCATTTTATTCTGCGAAACATTAACTTCCGCAATCGCAGCATTGTCATAGTCTGGCTCGAATGCTTCGACGGTTGCTCCGAAGGATGCGGCCCACACGGTAAAAGCTCCGCAGTTCGCGCCAATATCAATCCAGTGCTCCCCAGCCTCGGGCTTAAAATCTTTCCGTTGATAAGACCTGTCGATAACAACTTCTTTGATCGCTTTAAAGTCCGAGGTATCATCGCGGACAGTAAAATTTAGTTTTCCGACGGTGATATTTTTGAGCTGCAGATATTGCTTCATGGTTTTTTGTTTTTCGCCAACCTGTTTGTTTCAACTAGCTGCCTTCGGTTTCTGGCTCGCGCAATCTCTTCGCGAAGAGGAAGACAATTCCACATATTTTTGAGAGAATAGTAGACGATCGAGAACCGGCGCGAGTCAGCTTTCAGCTTAGTGATTGGAGTGACGCCGTGCAAAATGTTCTGGCCGTCGAAGAAGAAAATAGACTTATCTTTTACCTCACACATGATGTCGTATTCTGGCATCGAAAGATAACCGCCTTTGATATCTTTTTTGAGGACAATCATTGCCGACCAGACTTCGTTGTAATTTCCGCTGTCGAAATGATAACTCAAAGGATTGTTGTCGTTGATAATCCCAGAGGTGAAAGGAAGGTCGGGATACTGGAAATCTGAGACGACTTTTTTTTGCGTCGTGACTAGGTGATTATCATAAAGTTCCTTGTTGTGCAGCGCGTAATATTTTGCTGCGATTGCTCCACCTGCTAAGATTTTTTCGTGCTGCGCTTGATCTTCGTTCGCCAGCGAGCTGACTGAGCAGAAATCTTTCCTTATCGCATTGCGTGGATTATAGCCAAAAATTCTGCTCGTTGTTGCCAGTCCATTTGTTCGGAAGTTTTTCGTGTATTTAACATCCAAACAAGTTCTGAAAAGTTCATCGAGGCGATCGTCTTCTTGCGGCAAAACATACAAGCAAACGATCTTTCCGCTCTGCTGGTCTATCAACTTGAATTCATCTTTGATCAAAGTTTTGCAGTCAGTTTCAGCGGCTCTTCGCTGAACATAATTTTTGAAATCAATTTTCTTTTTCTGTATCGAGAGAGTTTGCATAATTACGGATGGCTTCGAGAGCGGCGAGAGTGTTATTTTCTAAATTGAATTTGGTTTTGATAGCTTCTAATTTTGCTACGATTTCCTCATATTCAGAAACGTCTAAAATCAGTACGATTTGCCGCACCGTGCTGTTCTGATAATTTTCAATTTCATCGGCCGGCGTGGTTCCTCTTTCTTC